GTTAGTTTAGCGTTGGATGTCGGGTCCAATATTAGGGTAGTTTAGTAACTAAGGTCGTGCTAGTAGGAGCGGCACGTTCCAATTTGAGATTTGCTCACAAATCACATTAAGAGTAATGGAGCTGTGTAGGGCAAGGTTTTGAGGCCTTGTTCAAACCCAGCTTTAACAATGGACTTGGTTGCAGACCAAGCGCCTGACAACGCAAGTTTGGAAACTTGGTTGATGCCAGACATTAACTTGGTAGACCAAGTACTGCTCATATCATCAAGGTATTTGACTGCCGACTGAGTCTTCGGAATAGTATTAACAACACGTGGTGTGGCGTGAGTGAGACCGGAGACCGGTTCAGGACGCCATTCGATGTTCTTAATGAATTCAAAGGTCAGGTTGGCAGCTTGTCCAGAGGGGATTGCTAGTCCTCTCCAGGCAAAGCCGAATACGTTGGGTCCTTGTGACTTTCCTTCGTTTGAGAGGGTCGTGATGCCTCCGTTTGAATCGCTGACCTGGAAAGGGGTCGAGCGATCATTTCGGAATACATGTGACGTCTCGTCAGGTCTCGAAATCACTTCTGCTGTGTCAGATCCAAATCGGCCAGTCTGAGTGGCTTGTTGGAATAATTGATTGACAGAAGCGGCTTCGTTATTACCAGCACCATAAATAATGGATGATAGTGGTAAGTCCTGGATGAAGGCAAGTTCGCCTGAAGCATTCACCAATTGGCCTGTATACTTCATCTTGATACAAGCTGACAGAGTTCTGGCATCTTGGACAATGTCCCCAGATATCAGCACTGCAGCAGGATCAGTTGAAGTAAACGCGCTAGAGAAAGCAGAGGCAGCTACGAAGGTATCCGAAAGAATACCACCGTAGGCCATCTTCGATTCAACATCTACACGTTCGTTGTACGGCTGTTGGTCAGGTTCAGTAGAAGACCAGATGAAAAGATTTCCACATTTGATGTTTGTTGCAGTTCCACGTTCGTTGAAATCCCCGAAGTTACAGGAGTAATCGGGAACCCAAAGAACGTAACC